CTATGGCGGTAAAGAAAAATCAAACGAATTCCCTGTTACCATCTCAACTTGGCAATCTATCTACAAGTTTCCGAAGAAATGGTTCGAGAAGTTTGATGTTGTATATGGAGACGAAGCGCATTTGTTTAAGGCGAAGTCTCTAACATCGATCCTTGACAAGTGTCAGAACGCACATTGGAGATTCGGAACCACTGGTACGCTAGACGGGACAAAGACTCACCGCCTCGTGCTGGAAGGTTGTTTCGGTAATGTGACAAAGGTTATCACCACCAAAGAACTTATGGAAGATGGTAAGGTCGCAAATCTAAACATCACATGCCTATTGCTACAACACAAAGATGAAGAGCGAAAGGCGATGAAGACCATGAAGTATCAGGAGGAAGTTGACTGGCTGGTACGCGATCATTGGAGAAATAATCTGATCAGCAATCTGGTGATTGATCAGAAGGGAAACAGCTTGGTTCTATATCAGTTTGTGGAGAAACACGGAAACGTCCTCTATGATATGATTAAGAAGAAAGCAGCAAAAGACAGACCAGTGTATTTTGTTTATGGTGGTACTGACACGGAGCAACGCGAAGAGATACGTGCCTTGACGGAGAAGTGCGATGACGCTATAATTGTCGCCTCGTATGGCACTTTCTCGACAGGTATAAATATAAGGAACCTACATAATGTGGTGTTCTCCTCACCATCGAAAAGCAGAGTAAGAAATTTGCAGTCGATCGGTCGGGGTCTGCGTCTTGGAGATAATAAGGTTGCTTGCAATCTCTTTGATATTGGTGATGACCTATCTTGGAAGTCTAAGAAAAATTACACTCTTGATCATTTAGTTGAACGGATTAAATTATATAATGAAGAAGGATTTAAATATAAACTTGTTAAGGTTGACAAATGAGTTTTGATAAGATACGAGTAATACGATTTGCAGATGGATCTCAGATAGTTGCATGTCTCGAGAAAGAGTATGACCTCTCTACTCCATTTCTTAATTTGATGTATCCGATTGAGATATACTCTGGCGGTGTAGACGAAGACGAAGATTATCTGAGTGAGTCGTATATGTTGAAGGGGTGGATGGGTCTGTCAGATGACGTTGCGTTCACGGTGTCGACCTCCTCAATCGTCGTTGTTGCTAAACTGATAGAGTCGCACATTACTGGATACGAACAATGTGTCAAAAAGATATTCTTTGAAGACAAACAGCAAAGAGCCACAACAAACTCTATGGCTGATGCCCTGAGTCCAGATGACCTGCTTGATTACATAGAAGCTAAAAACAATAATAAGATTAATTAATACTTCTCTTTCAAACAGCGACATGCTGATTATACCAACGATCTTAGTAATAGTCAAGCATTACTTTGATTAAAATTAAAATAAAACTATGCTTGACATTTTTGTATTAATAATGTAGAATGGTGATATTATGGCTAAAAGAAGAGATCCCAATAGTCGACACTATGTTGACAACAAAGAATTCCTTGTTGCGATTACCGCATACAGGGAGCGAGTGCAAGCTGCAAAAGCTGCTGGTGAGCAAAAACCTCGAGTAACCGAATATCTCGGTGAATGTATGGTGAAGATCGGCAACCACCTCGCATATAAATCCAACTTTGTAAACTATACATTCCGTGATGAGATGATTCTCGACGGTATCGAAAACTGTATCACATATATTGATAACTTCGATCCAGAGAAATCAAAAAATCCGTTTGCATATTTCACACAGATTACTTATTATGCATTCATTCGTCGTATTCAGAAAGAAAAGAAACAGATGGATACGAAGAAGAAGTTTATCGGTAGTCTAGATATGCAAGAATTGATGATGTCTGATACTGATGGCAATGACGGAAACACCGAGTATTTAGAGTATATCCGAAAAGCAGTTGACGAAGCAGCACAACTAGAAGAGAAACATGCTGATCAGAAAGCTGGATTGAAGAAGCGCAGACCAAAATACCTCGATGACAAAGAAGCATTGAAACTTGCCAAAGAGAAACTTGAAGTAATGCAAGATATGGACAAGGAAACAAAAGACTAATGAGCGCACAACTTTTCATGGATCCAAAACAATATCAGGTGATGGTTGATATCGAAACTCTCAGCACGAGAGGTAATGCAGCTATCCTATCTATTGGAGCGACCAAATTCAATATCGAGACAGGTGTTATTGATACCTATTATCAAAACATCGATGCTTCGACAGCAAAGAAGTACGATCGACATATTGATAAAGGTACAATTGAATGGTGGAGCAAGCAGAATAAGCATGCTCTGAAACAACTTATGGTCGACACAATGCCGTTTGAGAAAGCCATCAATGAGTTCCGTGATTGGTATGGCGATAAGTCTATCCCTATCTGGGGTAACAGCGCAGGGTTTGATGTGCAAATCCTAGAGTCTGCCATGTACTCTATTGGACACGAGAAACCACCTTGGAAATACTGGCATATCCATTGTTTCAAAACTGCGACTAATCTGGTCGGAGTCAGCAACGCAAAGATCCGAGCAACTGAAGACGATACACATCATAATGCTCTGGATGATGCTATCAGCCAAACCAACACTCTGGTAAAGATTTTACGGACATGATAAGAAATATTGAAGACATCGAATATCGCACTGGTAAAGACGATCTCATAGCATATATTCGAGATATGCGCGGCAAGGCTGAACGCAAAAATGTGCTTGACTTTTCAGCTGAAGAGTTGTATAATTTACTCTTACAAGCATATGAACTCGGAGACAGAGATGCCCGAAGAAGAATTAAAGATGCCCTTGACGGACGCTCGTCGTATAATTGAGACGTATGAGCGAGACTACAACAACGGTATTGTTGCATATCCAGAAGTAAAAAAAGATCTTGACTTAGCACGCAAAGTGATGCATAATCATTGGACTAAAGTATTCAGGAGGATGAGATGAATATATTTTACTTAGATGAGAACTACGAAACTGCCGCTAAACAACACCTCGACAAACACGTTGTCAAGATGATTATCGAATACGCTCAACTTATGTCGACAGCACACCGTGTCATCGATGGCACTCAGTGGTATGACAAGACTGCCGCTGGTCGACGCATCGCTCGCTGGGAGCATCCCAACTCAGAGCAAGATCAAATTCTCTACAAAGCATCACACATCAATCACCCCTCTGGTATCTGGGCGAGGGAGTCATTCAGTAACTATATGTGGTTGTATTCTTTGTGGGAAGAACTTTGTAAGGAATACACACACCGCTATGGTAGAGTGCATCTGACTCAACAGAAGTTAGAACATATCTTAAAGAATGCACCAATGGGTATCAAAGATGGTCCAATGACCAAGATGCCCCAAGCAATGCCAGACGAATTCAAACAGTCTGACTCCATTGAAGCATATCGTGAATACTATCGCATCGCCAAAGCAAAGATGGCTGTGTGGACGAAACGTGAAACACCAAGCTGGTATTTTGCAACATAGGTAACTTATGAAAATTGCGTTGATTACTGACACGCACTTCGGTGCGCGGTCTGACTCTATTCCATTTGACACTTTCTTTGAGAAATTTTATACAGAGAAGTTTTTTCCTGAATTGGAAGAGCGGCAGATAAAGACCATCATTCACTTGGGCGATATTTTTGATCGTCGCAAGTTTATTAACTTCAATACATATAAAAAATGCCGAGAGTATTTCTTTGACAAGTGCAGAGATCTTGGCATTGATATGCATATGATTCCTGGAAATCATGACACTTACTTTAAGAACACCAACGAGGTAAACTCCCCTGAGTTGTTATTGAAGGACTATGACAACATCACCATATACCCAGAGGTAACAAAGTTATCTTTTGACAACAGAGATATTCTATTCACTCCTTGGATTTGTTCTGACAATTATAAGCAAACGATGGAGGCAATAGATGAAACAGATGCTAAAGTATGCTTCGGACATTATGAACTCTCTGGTTTCCAGATGTATAAAGGTCACGCGAATGACCATGGCATGGATCCAGCAGTATTTAATAAATTCGATCTTGTCTGCTCTGGTCATTTCCATCACCGCAGCAGTAATGGTAACATCACTTATCTTGGTAATCCTTATGAAATTACTTGGAGCGATTATGACGACCCTAGAGGATTTCATATCTATGATACAGGAACAAACGAACTTGAGTTTATTCAAAACCCATTTAACATCTTCCATAAATTCTATTACAATGACGCAGACGATGATTCTCGATCAAGTCTCGACGCTGTTGATTATGATAGCGTTATTGGTGGCTCGGTAAAAGTAGTTGTTGTAAACAAGAGCGATTTTTCTGCATTTGATACCTTTATAGATAAACTCGAATCTTGCGATTTGATTGAGATGAAAATCATTGAAGACTTCTCGGAGTTCGAGGATGACGCTATTGATGCTGACAATCTCAATCTTGAAGATACTATCACGTTGCTCGATGATTATATCGACAACATCCACACTGACTTAGACCGCAAGAAACTCAAGGACGTAGTTAAGGGTCTATATGTTGAAGCAAAAAATTTATAATGATTTATTTTGAGAAACTCCGCTGGAAGAATTTTCTGTCGACTGGTAATGCATTCACCGAAGTAAACTTCACTCGCTCTCCTAGCACTCTTATTGTGGGTGACAATGGCGCAGGTAAGTCCACTTTCCTTGATGCTTTATGCTTTGGGTTGTTTAACAAACCGTTCAGAAATATAAATAAACCGCAGTTGGTAAACTCTATCAATCAAAAGGGGTTGCTGGTTGAAGTCGAGTTCCGTGTTGGGAAGTCGCAGTATAAAGTTATGCGCGGTGTCAAACCAAACTTCTTCGAGGTTCACCGCGATGGCACGATGATTGATCAGGATGCTGCTCTGAAGGATACACAAAAGTATCTTGAAGAATCTATTCTGAATTTGAACTACAAGTCGTTTACACAGATTGTTATTTTGGGGAGTGCTTCGTTCACACCATTCATGCAACTCCCTGCACATATTAGGCGCGAGGTGATCGAAGATATCCTTGATATCCAGATCTTCACGACTATGAATGGGCTGTTGAAACAACAGCTGACAGGTATCCAAGGAGAGATTAGAGATATCGAATCAAAGGTAGAGGTTGCAAAACAAAAAGCCACTATCCAGAAACGATACATCGAAACTCTAGAAAATAATAAGGCTGACAAAATCAGCGAAATCGAAGGAGAGATAAATGAGTTGGACGGCAAGATCGAGGACATTAAAGCGGACACAGCAGTTAAGTCAGAGCAGGCGAAGAATCTGGGCGACCCGCCCACAAAAAGAAGAAGACTCGAAGCCATCAACGAAAAGTTTATCTCCCAAGTCAGAAAAATAAACAAAGAATTAGAATTCTATGAAAAGCACGACGACTGTCCAACCTGTAAGCAGGGTATTCCCCATGAGCATAAAGAAGAAATACAAAGTG